GAAAATTTTTTCTTACCAAATATTTTTTTGTCTAATTGTCCCATGTTTATAAATATGAAGTATCCTCAAACTTCGTATATCCATGTTCTTTATAAAAGATATAGTGTTCTTTATAAATATCCCCTAATTTAGTAGCTACTTTAGTAATTTGTGGGGTTTTAGCATCTACCATTTCTCTTATGTAGATGTAAAGTGCTTTTTTATTAAACACATCTAAACTTTCTCTTGAAGCAAATATAGATAATATAGCATCTGCTATTTGAGCATCCTTTAATTTAGGGAATAAATCGGGGAGAACAGAATTACAATAATCGACATATTCATCCATAAAAAGTGAGTCTTTATCTTTTTCCATAGGATCATAATCTATGTCATATGAATAATCTAAATTATGATATAATTCATCAACTGGGGCTTTGTCTACTCTTTTCTTATAGTTTTTAGTATTTTGTATAATCAAATACCGTTTAGCAATTGTCCCAAAGTATGAAAATGCTTTTGCTCCGCGTGTAGGATCAAATAAATGAATCTTACTTAATAAAAATGTAATTACCTCATGTTGTAGATGTTCAATATCATCTACTTCGGTATAATAAAACTTAAAAGTGTGAATTATATTTTCGGTAAGTTTAAAAAAAGCATAGTGAATATCTTTACGATAGATCTCACTACGCTCTTCAAAATCACTACAATTATTATATCTTACTATAGCGTCCTCGGTTGCTTGGGTAAAATATTGATTTTTGGTTTTTTTCTTTCTTTTTCTGGGGGGTAATGTGCTCATAATTTTTCTATCCTGAAATTGGATAGAACTCTCTGAAGTTCTTTGATTTGCTCATACATGAACCCTATCTCATCATCACTCTTAAAAATTCCTCGTTCGTCGATCTTTTTAAGTCTTTCATCTGAGAGTTCTATTATTTTACTAAATTGATCTAAATATGTTATATAACCTGCAAGAATATCTTCCTGCTTTTCGTTCTTCTTAAGAAGGTTAAAGGTTGTAAACCCGAGGGCTACAACCAATACACCTAACACGCTTATAATAATTGTTTCTATCATAGTTTGTCAAATAAATCTTTAAGTCCTTTACTTTCAAGTTGTGAAAGTGCTTTGTCTTTTGTCGATTTCTTTGTTTCTTTCGACAATATAAAATTCTCTTCCTGGGTAGGCACGGGATTTTTAAATTTAGGTAACCACTCACGCTCAAACTCAATTCTTGCCGCCATTAAATCCGCCTGATGTAAGATAAATGGGAGTGAAGTACGTGGTTTTTGTTCGGGCATAAACACCTTAAGATACTTCTCGTTAGCACTATCATACAAACCGTCATGAGTTTGGATTGCTAACATCTCATTAAATGAATATTGAACACCATGAGATTGAAGCATAAATAAACCTCGATCGGGGACTGAAGCAAATGGGACTTGTTTATTGAACATATAATCTTCCCCTAATTTATCTTTTCTCCACTTATCTGTTTGGGGGATATAGGATTCATGTTCTTCACTACCCATTTTACCCAAATCGTGATTAATAGCAGAGAATACGAGTTCTTCTGTAGTGAAGGTAGACATGTCCGCTCCTTCTTCTTCCCACAATTTGGCTTGCTTAAGAGCACAACGGACAACTCGATTTACGTGTTCAACATAACCACCTGGGAAGGCATTGTGGTATTCTTTTTTATGAGCAGCAGGCATCATCATGATGCGGTCCTCATATTTTTTATAGAATGCAGTAAGTTTATTCTTTCTATCACCTGTAATATGCTCGGTAATATTCTTGCAGAATTCTTCCCAATTGGATTGAATTTGTTCGGCTGTAAGCATTATACTCGGTTTTGTTCGTTAGGAGTGCGTGGTTCTCGATCTACCGCTGCTACTATTTCCTCTACTAATTCCTCACACGCTTTTTTTGCTTCATTAACCTCTTGCTTATTTCCTCTTCCATTATGAAATTCAATATGCTTTAATTTTGCCTCAAGATTATTGAGTTTTTGTTGGATATGTTCTCTAAAATACATTTTTTATAGATTTGATTTTGAAGTTACGAACTAGATTTTGAGGAATCAAGGAGTTTTTTAAGAAAAGCACATTTCTCATACTCTTCATTTTTCTCAAAATGTTTTAGTGATAAATTTAAAGCATCTTCTAATTTAGAAGTACTTTCTTTTTGTAAAACCTCTAGACAATATTTGTCTTCTGGGTTAAATTGGGATATATAATCCCATGCTCTGTTATAAAGTAAATGTTCTCCTGCAGCTTCAATATCCTTCATATCAAGTTTAGGATCTGCTGATTGAAACATTTGGATTAAACCTTTTTGGTAACTAAGATGGTTATTAATAAGTTTGGAAAACATTCCTAAATAATATCTAGGATGGTTTTCTTCCATATCCTTAATAAATTTAGGTGTAGGGAAATCATTTTCATCCCTATCAGAATTAAAGGTGCCAAATATTTTATTAATGTCCATGTCGGACATAAATATAATTAACCTCTAAATCACCAATAGTAGTATTTGTAGTCCAATAATTTTTCATGCTACATCCCATTCTATAGCAGCCATTAAATAAGCTGATCCTGTGTCAATGTTAGGATTTTCCCTCAGGATAGCCATTGCTTCAGATCTAACCTCACTTCTTAGCTGATAATCATCAGCTTTTGACAAAATCATTTCAACTACATCTTTAGTACGCATAGTATAAGGGTTTTTATTAATAGGCATTAGGTAAATATGATTGAAATTGGGGGGAGGTTTTCTTCCTCCCCCCTCAAACAACATGGCAGTGCTCTTATGCTGCGAATTCCTTCGCTACCTCAAAGAGCTTTTGGTTTACATCTAAATCTTGCTTAAAGTTCTTAATCTCACGAGCTTTACGCATCTTAACACCGGAAACATAATCAAAATCTCCTGTAACTACACGTTCTTGTACGAGATTAAACACACTCCACAAATCATTTCCTTCATCCTCTTTACGAACTGGGGTAAGGAACGCATCCAAGTCAATCTTATAAACCTGGTCAACTTTCTGGTTTTCTTGGATCTTAAATCGAGTTTCAAGGGCTTTACGAGCCAAATCATACTTTTGATTTTGCGTCAATTCTGTATTCTTGAATCGATTCATGCTTTCAACTGTTAATGGCAATTTCTCAACCATTTCATTAATTGTTTCACGCAATGTTTCAAAATCATAACCCATGTGGCGAATTTTCATTGAACCAAATTCCTCATCGGCAATTACCAATCCATTTGAACAAACAAATCGATACATTCCTGCTTGGAACGTGAATGAATTTTTACCATCATGAGAATTAGTCATGATGATTTGAGGCCAAACATTATCACCATCTTTTCCTTCAACCATCAAATCTGGGTGACGGAAAACAAGCATGTGCTTTTGAAATCCTTGAGTAGCTTTTTTACGAGCTGAAACCTGCTTAGCTTCAATTACTCCCCAACCTAATTCACGCATGTCATTAATCACACGGTTAGTTGGGATGTGAGTATAATGTTCACTCACTTCATTGCTTGCTTTCTCACTGAAAGCAACCGGGCAAACCTCACGGATCTGCTCGTCATTCAAAAATTGAACATCTTTTTGTTGGGCTTGGAACATCAAATCTTCCATAACTAATTAATTTAAATGATCGGTCTTGACTCGCTCGCAACCTTACCCTGTAAATATACGAACGGCTTCCTGCGCAGCCAAATTTTCGTATGACTTTAATATGACGCCCTATTTTATTTTACTCCAACCTGCATATGCGATAGCTGTAGTACGTTCGAGTACTTCTGCAAAATACTCTTCATTATCGTTGATTAAATCAACCATTACTGCTCTTTCATCCTCCCACCACTTATCAGTCTTTAAATTATTTCTCATCCACTCATTCTCAGCTAATGTAATTAAATAGCGAGTTACGTGAAGTGATTCGTGAGGTAAAAGTCGGTGCACCTGTCCTGGGGCTGATGCTCTTTCTACGTTTATAAATTCGAATAGTTGGTCACCATAAAAATTAGTTAACCCACCCATATAGGCATCATCTCTTTCCGTTTTCCCCTCAGCTTGCATTTTAGCTATATGTTCCTCAGCACCTTTTCTAGTTAAACCTGCTAAATTATCAGTATCAAAAGCATCAAAAATAGCTAAACTACTATCTCCAAAAATTAAATGATAAGGTTGTAATTCAATTCCTTTTCTATCTCTAACATCAAATACACCAATAGTAACCAACTCATGTAATAAAACACCTGGTTTGTTAGGCAATTTTTTAATTTGGGTATCAAAACCCAAATCCATTTCTTGTTCTTCTTTTAAGAATGCTCTGAATGTATTTAATTCTTTCATGTTAATAAATATTAAAAGGTTGCTTCAATTCCAAATACAGAACCTGAAGCTGTAGGATCTCCTAAGGAATAAATTAAAGGGTTAGTAGCTCTAAATTTAACATCTGCTTCAGCTATGCCACTAGTTACTACTAATTTAAAGGTAGCAGTTGAATTTGCATTAACAGAAAAAGCAGCATTTTTAGAACCCGTTACAAAAGTACAATTAACAGGAGTATTAATAGAAGCTTTAGTAAAAACAGATTCGGCATTTTTACTTTCAATTGCGAAATAAATATTCCCTCCATTATTATCTAAAGAAAAATTATAAGTAGCAGTAGATAAACCTCCAGTAGGGTTTACTCCATCTCGCAGTTGTGTTCTTGTTAATGTTGGCATGTTAATAAATATCCAAAATATATACTTTACTCACTACCACGAGAGTGTTGTACAATTGAAGGTCGAGGTTTTGAAATTGCATTTTTTGGCTCACTATGGGGA